CATAGCCTGCGGCGGGTCTGACGCCTACCACATCTTGCAGATTGCGTTCAAGCTGGGGTTCACCGGCATAGGCGTGGCACAGTCCGGGCGCAGCAGGTTCCTGCACCTGGACACATACAACAAGCCGCCGCGCAGTAACGTGTGGAGCTACTGATGTTCAAGGCGTTTGTCATTGCTTGCTCTTTAACAAACGCAGATGTTTGCATGATTGCTAGAGACGAGCGTGGCCCGTATCGTACAGAATTTTTATGCAAAATGCGGCTGACTGAGATGACAACAGATTTAAGGAGCATGTTTCAAAGTCACAACGTGCCGTTCTACATAAACAAAACAATTTGTGTAGAGCCAGACCAGAAAGAGATTTGATATGAGTGCAGAAGATGTAGCAAGAAAGCTATTAGAGCTAAAGATACTGCCCCGGTTTATGATGCTATGTATGACAGGTGTATACATACGCTGCATCGAGTGGGCGTTATCACAGCCTGACCTGACAACACAGCAGGCTAGTCTGATATCTGTTGTCACGGGTGCCATGACAGGCTCGCTGGCAGTCTGGTTAAACTCAGAGAAGTAAATGGCTACTAAGCTCAATGAGAACACAGAGGTAGCATTGCCGCTACGCAACATTATCAGCATGGTTGCGGCGGCTAGTCTGGCAACGTGGGCTTACAATGGCGTAATACAAAGGCTTAACACGTTAGAGACTGCTAGAGAATTAATGAACGCTGACTTGCTTAAAAAATCTGAACAGACGACTACGGATTCTGAACAGTTCATGCTTATAGAACATATAGCTAGTGAGCTAGAGAAGTTGCAGAATGAGATAGAGGGTGGCAAAGCACCTTATGATCAACAACAGAAATTAACGCTAGAGTTTTATGAGAAGCGTATAACTAGCTTAGAAGAAAGCATAGAGAAGATACGAAACGGTGATTGAGATTACGTTTGTTTTATTGCTGGTGATGAATGGCGAGAAGATGGAGTACACACCCTATCAGTCCTTGTCGCAGTGCCTGTCTGTGCGGCGTAAGATAAAGCGCAACGTAGGTCACACCAATAACTTTGACCAGAAGTGGTCATGCAAAGAGCTAAAGGTAAAGCTAGAGAACGGTGAAATCATGGAGTTTATAGACTGATGTTACAAGCATTGATAGGCCCAGCCACAGAGCTGATTGGCAAGTTCGTTGAAGACAAAGACAAGAAGAATGAGTTGGCGCATGAGATAGCTACTATGGCAGAGCGTCACGCACAGGAACTGGCAAAGGGTCAGCTTGCTGTGAACGCACAAGAGGCCAAACACAGAAGCATCTTTGTGGCGGGTTGGCGGCCCTGTTGTGGGTGGGTCTGTAGCCTAGCTCTCATGGTGCATTTTCTCCTCATCCCGCTGGCAGACGTTGTTATGGCTTACTTAGGACAAGAGCCTGTGCCGTATCCTGCCTTTGACATGGACACGCTGATGACTGTGTTGCTGGGAATGTTGGGGCTTGGTGGACTTAGGAGCTTTGAAAAGTATAAAGGCGTAACGAAGTAAGGGGGCTATGCGCCCCCTATTATCTCGATGCTGTTGGGTATGCCGTAGGTTTTTCGTAGCACACCCCGGTCACACATCGCATTGATGTGCCTATTCATAACGGGCCTAGAAACGCCAAGGAACGCTGCCACCTGTGCTTGGCTAGGTACATACCCCTGCTCCTCAGATAGCGTCTGTATGGCCCTGTAAACGCGATGCTGGGCAGGTGTAAGTTTAAGCATCGCCCAACTCCTTGACGGTCAGAGTGTTCTGACGCACACGGTCAGCAGGCTTGGCTGGCACAATCTTCTCAGGCTGAGCCTTCACATTACGCATACCCCATTTGATGATCACGCACTTGCCATCGCACACCGTTGATGCCTGTTCATGGTTGCCCATAAACTCTTTGATGATAGCCTCACAGTCTTTAATGCTCTCATCAGCTTCTCGCTTCAGTCGCTTGGCTTCAACCAGCGTCTCGATAGCGTGTTGCACCTCATCATCATTAACAACAAGCGGGTCAGCACCATCGTCTGCGGTTGCGTAGGCCACGTTGCCATCATCAGATGACGCAAGCGGATACCAGTCTTTCTTTGTGCGCCGCTCCTCGAACTGCATGAGGTAGTCAGTGATGTTGCTAACCAGTGCGTCATTGCGTTTGTACAGCCAGACACGCAAGGTGCTACCGCGATACAGCACAGCAACGGCACCATACTCAGCCCCGGTACACATCATCTGTGCGTGAAGCTGTAACGGACCACGCCAAGGCGGCAGGTGTTCTTCTGGTGCAGACTGCGTTGACTTGCACTCAATCAGCACAGCCCTGCCGTCAATTACGAAGGCATCACTGTCAACACAGAACACACCCTTGGATGGGTCAGTCTTGACCTCACCTATGCCAATGCCCTGCCCATCCAATGAACAAGCTAGAGGCAATTTATCGTGGTAAAACGCGCTGTTAAAATCGTCTTGCACATCTACCAGGCCAAGGCGGCGTGCCGTCTCTCTAATGATTGCGCCTTCATGCACATTGCCCCAAAACATCAGCTCGTTCTCAGGTGTGCGTGTCGGCTCTTTGCCTTCATCGATGGCAATGAAGTCTGCCAGCAATTCGTTCTGCGTGGCATATGGTGACAGGCCCAGCATCTGTGGGATGCGTGAGGCTGACATGATTGTATCGGGTGTAAGTTTACCTACCATAATTTTTCTCCTAATTCCCCAAGTGATAGATTGCGGCCCACCAAGTGTACTCCGGGCCAAAGATATCCAACCACCCTGCAAGAAGCAGGGTGATCAGAGCGTACATAAACAATGTGATTGCTGGTTGCATGATTTATTCTCCCTTCAAGGGGCCGGGGCATAAGCCCCGACCCATTTAACTCAATTAAAATCTTTTGCATTGATATCTGTTTGCTCTTTGATTGTTGAAACAAACTTATCAATAAGATTGTAGTGTTGCCTTTCGGCTGGATAATACCAGTTCCTTCCGAAGTCAGGGTTTTCATATGGGTTGTCCATTCCCATAGTGTGGTTAGTTTCTTTAATCCCTTTGAGGATTTCAATCAGCTTATCGCAGACAAAGTTATCCATTTTTTTATCCCTTCAACTTCAGGCGGTTTGCCCTGCGCTGGTCTTTCTTGATTTCATCATACAGAGAAAGGATATCGCTCTGCACTTCACTTGGATCACAACCCTGAACCTTTGCCAACCTACGCCTATACAAAACAAGCAGGCGGCGATGTTCCCGCATGGCTTCTTCATTGCCAGCAAAGCTGACTTCATTAAGACAAATCCAGATGACGCCAAGGCTGGCCTCAGTTGATGGTATAGTTAGAGTTTCCATAAGTATCTCCCTTATGCGTTGATTAAGTTACGCACGCTAGATGCGTGCCACTGACCGCCCATTGCGGTTGGTATCTGCGCCTCATTCAGCGCGGATGCGATAGCGCGTAGGCTCTGGCCTGCTGCGCGTAATGCTGTGATGACAGGCATAGCCTGTGGTGCGACCTTGGCGGTGGCATCCCGGCGCACAGATGCTGTGGCTGCGCCGCCTTTTGCCGGGTCAGGTGAGCCTAGCTTGACGCCGCGCCTCTTGGCTGCGGCTAGTGCTGCCTTGGTGCGGTCGCTGATGCGCCTGCCTTCCCACTCAGCAAACACAGCCGCCATCTGCAAGAAAGTACGGTCTGCCTCTGGCATGTCGGCGCACTGGATAGGCACGCCTGCTTCAAGCAGGCCGGTGATGAAATGCACGTTGCGTGCGAGACGGTCTAGCTTGGCGATGAGCAGCGTTGCGCCTATCTCTTTGGCGTGCGCTAATGCGCGTGCCAGCTCCGGGCGGTTGTTGTTCTTGCCGCTCTCGACCTCAGTGTATTCAGCGATGATGTCGTAGCCCTGCACTGCGTGCTGTTGCGCCTCAAGGCCAAGGCCAGACTGACCTTGACGCTGAGTTGATACGCGATAGTAAGCGATGTACTGGGTCATTTTTTCCCCCGCTTTGTGACGTTGCCACTCCAATCCACATAAACATCACAATCACAGCGGTCTGCCTTCGGCACTGACCGCCATTCCCGCTTGTTGCAAGTGCCGCACACGGCCCTGTATCTGGCGATTGTGTTTTCTGAAGACGGCACAAAGAACACTTCTGTCGAGCCGTCCCGGCCCATCACGCTTTCGCAACTGCCGTCCTGATATTCGATAACGTCAACAAGATAAAAATCTTCAGTCATCACTTCCTCCTCTCGGCGGGGCTGTTAAGCCGCCGCCTTTACTTTAACCAGAGTGCGCTGGTGCAGACACTGAATGTGGTAGCCGCCAGCAAGGATTGTGTTGATGGTCACGGTGTGGTCGCCAATCTGAAACGCGCCTTCATAACCCTGACCGTCATGCTTGATTTCAAAAGCAGGGATTTCTGTGACGCCCTTTTTGGTCAGGGCCGCAACGATACGGGCGTTGCGCTTTTCGATGATTGCTTCAACATTCTTTGTAATGTAGGCGGCCACATCATCTTTGCCGCGTCCGTAAAAAATGCCATACCATGTTTTGCCACCGCACAAATTGTTCAGTTCATCTTGTGCGATTTGCCAAAGAGTTTCCTGTTTACGGCCTTCATAAAATGATTCTTTTGGCTCGGCTTCTGCCTTCAGGTATCTTTCGGTTTTCTTTGGGTCGAAAGCGCGCAGGGCATCGACACGGTCCATAGCCCATGCCATCTGGGTTTCGTGCATCTTCTGGTCAATTTCTGCGAAGGCGGTTTTGATTTGGTTAAGCATCGTGTTACTCCCTTGTTATCCAACGATTACCTATTGTATATCAGACTGATATCGTATTGTAAACCCCAGATAGCAAAAAAATATCGGAATGATAAAATGGCAAAGACAAAACCAACACTGCTGAGACTGCGTGAGACGACAGTTGAGCTGCTGAAACTGGGCGTGGACAACAGCCCACACAGAAGCATGGCGGCTCTGGCTGATGAGATACTTGAACGCGA